TAGGAACTTGTTGGTAAAAATCTATATTAACAGTAGCAACTTGGGTTACATTAGGTTTATAACCAAACATATATGCTAATTCATATAAATTATTGGTTTGTCTAGCATATTGTAAATAATTTTCTTGAATTTGATTATCAAGATAAAAAGACAATACATCACCTACATAAGCAGCCATTTCCATAAACATCATTCCAGGAGAAGATGGAGAAAAATCATTATAGGTTGTAGGGAAATAGGTACGAGCATAGTTAATTAAACTAGCCCTTAGTTCTGTAAAATCTTTGTTCAGATATTGTATGTTACGTCGTATTGCCATTATGAGAATGCTATTTCAATTTCGTCAGAGGTTGCTGTATCAGCAATAGTATAATTTATAGATACAACTAAACTATTAGTATCTGTGTTTTGGAAAACATCCAAACTAGAAACAATAACATTAGGAAAATAAGTATCAATTTTAGCTTGTATATCTTCTTTTAAAAGTTCAGTAGTATTATTAGTTATTTGTTCAAAAATAAAAGATCTTAAACCACCTCCAAAAGTAGGATCTAAATATCTTTCTCCTGGTTCGGTTAAAAAAAAATTTATTAGGTTATTTTTTATAGCGTTTTGTGTAGTATATGTAGTTCTAAATACTGCAGGAGCATTAAAAGGAATAGCTACCCCAACTCCTACACTAGGGCGGGTATCTATAGGAAATATTCTTTTTGCTCCAAATGCCATTATCTATTCATTAAATTCATTATTTGATCTAAACCAACACTACCATCTGGTAAAGCACCATTTACTGTGTCTGCTTGTTTAGATTGAAATTGGCCGGCATATGCCGAGGTAGCTATCCCGCCTTGTTGCATTTCTTCTAGCATTCCCGAAAACATATTTCTGCGTTCTTGGGCAGTTAATTGACGTGGTTTTTCGATGTGGGGTTGTGCATATGTATCTCTTAAAGATTCGTTTACAATTGTCTTTGGAGAACGTACTGCTTCTAAGAGAATATCCTTAAGTTCTTCTTGGATGGCCTCTCTTACAGCTTCTTTGATGATTCTTTTGAAAATGTCTGTTTTCATGATTATAAATATTAAAATTAATAAGCTTTTAAATTGTCTCTGTCAATAATAAATTTAAGTTCGTTAATTAATGTTTGGTTATTAGTAGTAAAAGATAACTCTGTTTGAATTAATTTTACTCCATTTTTATCTATACCTATTGCTCTTTTACGATTAATTTTATCATTAAATGGGATTTCTTCTATTTGGATTATAAATCCATTATATGTGTTATTTTCATTTTGTTCACTTTGTATTTGAATTGAAGATATATTCTTAATTTCATCTGATAAAGGTATTAATTCTATTCCTAATGTATTTTGGACTATTTGTATTTCTTGTTGGTTGGGGCTTTGTGCCCCTGCGCCTAAAGGACCTTGTGCTCCTGTACTTAAAGGACCTTGTGCTCCTGTACTTAAAGGACCTTGTGCTCCTGCGCCTAAAGGACCTTGTGCTCCTGCGCCTAAAGTGTTTTGTGCTCCTGCGCCTAAAGGACCTTGTGCTCCTGTACTTAAAGGGCCTTGTGCTCCTGCGCCTAAAGGACCTTGTGCTCCTGCGCCTAAAGTGCCTTGTGTTCCTGCGCTTAAAGGACCTTGTGTTCCTGCGCTTAAAGGACCTTGTGCTCCTGTACTTAAAGTGCCTTGTATATTTATATTTAATACATTTAATTCATTTTCTAATGAAGGTGGAATAATACAAAAAGTTATCAAAATATCTAATTGATTTAAAATTTGTACTACCTTATTAATAGTAGAAATAGCAATTGCTATTGGAACAGGAACCCCATTCAATGCTCCTTTACTTTTTTCTATAAGAGGAACCAATTTATCATCTATGATTTCTAAATCACTCAATAAAGCAGGAATAGCCCCAGGAATAACAGGAACAAATTTAGCTGCTACTGATGTAGCTAATTGCAAAACAGTAGTTGCCTGAGCTAGAATATCTGAGACGTTTATAGCAGTTTGTAAAGCCCCTACTGTAGTATTTATAGCTTGTAAACTATTCCCCAGTGTATTTAATAATCCTACTATATTATTTCTTGATTCAATTAATCTTCTTAATTCATCTGGAGCTGGACAGAATTGTTTTCTCAGAGCATTCAACTGCTCAGGGGAAGTTGCTTGGGATCTTGCTTGCTGAAGTTGAGCTATAGAATATTTTTCTAATAATTGTTGCAGTTTAGGTACAATTATTTTAAATATTTTAGATTTAATTAAATCTAGTATACGTTTTCCTATAGCTTGTTTTCCTTTAAGTTTTAAGTCATCTGGAGTGTTGTTTTCTATAATAGAAAAATCAACTTTTTGTGATTTAATGATTTCTTGGGCTAATTTTCTTTGGGCTGTTTCTCTTTGCCTTTGAGTTTCTATTTGTGTTTTAGTAAGTTTAGCCATTTTAGGTAATTTTTACAGTTTTAGATTTTAAATTATCTAGTTGACCAAGTAAATTAGAAATAGTATTATTAGCAGCAGCAGCTGAAGCATCAGTTGGAGCTAGGGGTGATCCTACAGGAACCCCAACTTGGATTGAAAGTGAATTAGTAAGATTTCTTAATTCTTCTAAAAGATCTTTTAATAATTCAACAGTAGAATCTCCTAATAAAACAGATTCGTCTGCATTTTTGTCTCCTAAAAAAACACCACCTCCATTAGAAATTGGATCTGTTTGTAAAATAATAGGCTGAGAAGTATCAAAATTTATAGAACCAATAGCATTTAAATTTATAGATTTTTTAGAAGATAATAATAAATGGTCGTTTGTAGTGTTAAATAATAACCTACCCGAGTTTAGGATTATTTGCTTCCCAGCATATTCTTTAGGATTTTGGGGTGGATTTGATTTGTAGCTAAAATAATTATCATTAGTACTAGAAACATTTACTGGAATTTTTTGGGTAGAAGTCAAATATATGGAAGAATCATCATTGTTGATTAACTCTGTTATAGGTAACCACCCTTTATCTGAATCTTCTCCTAAAGCTCCAGGGTTTTGACCCTGCCCATTTCTTAAAACAATTATAGGATCCCCATCTTCACCTACAGAAGACCAATCATTTGGTTCTATTTGTCCTTTAACTGTTGACCCAAAACGAATACTATTTCCCCATCTTCCTTCTGTAATTCTATCTCCTTCAAAGGGTAAAAGAGGATGAATATTTGATTTTTCTTTAAATGTTTCTCCTAAAAAGATTTCTGTAGATTGGTCTGTAACTCTTCTAACGCTTCCTGCTTGTGTTTGCTCATAATCTTTTTGTTGAGAAGGAGGTAAAGTATTTGAGTTTTCTGGGAAGGCATTATGGTGGGGGTGATTCCAAATCCCTATTGTGTTAATATAATATTGAAAAGTAGCAGTGGTAGTATTCCCTATATTCGTATTAGGTAAAGATAATATATATACTATTTCATTAATTAGGGGAAAATTTTTAAAAGAAGGGTCAAGAGGACGAGCAACAGGGTAAAGTTGCTGCTCAGATGTAGGATTTTGAACATCATTATATTCTATCATTCCTAAAGAGTTCCATCCTCCTAATTCTTTAAATCGAGGATGTGTATCATTTAAAACAATACTTTTTATCCTCCCTAGTGTTATTAGGGTTTGTAACCCCATCCCTGTAAATAATCCAAAAAGATTGTTCTTAGAACTATTTAAATTAGAATTAATGGAACCAAATCCTTTAATTGTTCCTCTTTTAGCCATTATTTTCTCCTTTTATCCCGTTAATAGTAGCTAATAGTTGTTCTTTTTCTTCGTCTGAAATGGTTAATGATCCATCCTCGCTTTGAGTGGCTAATGCCCTTTGTACTAAAGCGGCAAGTTTTACTAGAATATCATCATTTTTAACGCTAATTTCTAGATATTCTTTAATTAGTGGTACTATTAAAGTAGCATCTCCAATCTCATTAATTAATGGTTTAAGTTCTCCAATAAGAGTAGATATTTGCTTATCTTTTTTCTTTTGATTAGAATGAATTTCCTCTAATAAATCGGAAAATTTTACATTTTTAAAAACGACTGAATCTAATTGTCCCATATTTTTATCATAAATATAGGGCTATTGAAAGTTTATATAGCCGTTTTCTTTATAAAAAAGATAATTATATTTAAATATTTCGTAAAGTTTATTAGATACTTTAGTTATTTTAGGTGTTTTAGCATCTATTATTTCACGAACATATATATATAACGCTTTTTTATTAAAAATAGTTAAATGTTCTCTTTTACGAAATAACTCTAAAACAGCATCTGCTATTCTAGCATCTCCTTCTCTAGGAAAAATTTTATATATATTTTGAGTACAATAATTTATATACTCATCCATAAACACAGATAAATTAGATGATGAAAGATCTAATTCATATGAATGTTTAGAATCATCATTTATTTCTTCTACAGGAGCAGTTTCTACTCTTTTTTTATAATTTTTTTGATTATCTAATATTAAATAACGTTTTGCTATAGTCCCAAAATAAGAATATGCTTTAGCCCCTTTAGAAGGATCAAACAAATGTATCTTAGACAAAAGAAATATTATTACTTCATGTTGCAAATCCTCAATATTTTCAACTTCAGTGTAATAAAATTTAAAAGTATGTACGATATTTTCTGTTAACTTAAAAAAAGCAGGATGAATTTCATATTCATATATTTTACTCTTAATTGAGAAATCAATCTCATTATTATATCGTACAATAGCATCCTCTGTCTTTTGAGTAAAATATACAGCCATTACAGATTCTTTACGTTAAATGAATTAAGAATAGTCTGAATGCTTTTAACATTTTCAAAGAAAAAGCCAATTTCATCGTCTGCTTTAAAAGAACCTCGATGATCTATTTCTTGTAATTTTTTATCTGATTCATCTATAATTTTAGAAATTTTATTTAGATAAACCATATATCCGGTGAGGATATCTTCTTGTTTTTCGTTTTTA